GGCATCAGGACGGATTTTCAAGTTCGCCTTCCCGAAATGGAGGCCACATGACAATTGGGACGACTACCTTCTCCTCCCAACAGTCGGAACATTTCCCGTCCCGCTTCAATTCGTCTGCAGGCGTTGGCGCTCCACACTCTTTGCACCTGGACTCGCTGTTCTCAATCTTCCTGACCTTCCTGAAGTTGAGCGGAGAACGCTTGAATAACTGGCCGAGTTCGTAAGTGTCCGACAATGGGATTATCTCACACATATTTGATTTTTTGGTACCGCTAATTTATTACAAATTTTCCAACACTACCAAGTCTCGCAAGAAAGTATTGAAGAAGTACCTACATGTGTCCAAGATGTCCGCCTGTTGGGCGCTATCGTTACGGTCACCCTTCTTCAAAGACCCGTCTGCCCATGTCTCTACGTTCTGAAAGTCCCACTTTAAATCATAAGCGTCCTCAACATGTAGCTGGAAATTCAGGTTCGACAGCACCGCATTGACCAGCATTCTGTTCTTCTTAAGCGGAGGATTGACGGTCGGTACAACGATCTGATGGTTATTCAGATTCAGCTTCTGTTTGATAATCAGGTAATAATTCAGATTGTCTTCAACCATCGCGCTTCCATTATTTCCAGACGCATCACCAGTCACCACGAAGACCGCACTTGGGTACAATTCAAGAATGAAGTCGCACATCTCGTAAATATTGGACGTAGGCAGCTTAATTGAACGTAATGCATAAACCCAATCGTCATACCATTGGAAAACAGTACAGGTCATAGGGTTTCGATTGAAGTCAAAGCTCAGGTAAACCAGTTCTTCTTGCTTATACTCCGGAAGTCCGTCATGCTTGGCTGGGTCGTATGCAAATGCGAAAGGCCGAAGAACTGCCTTGTTTCCCCATTTTCCCTTGGTAAAAACCTGATAGTAGTACGGATCGATGGTAATCAAGTTCTCAAGACTTGCCTTCCGCTCTGACGTGCAATACGGATTGTTCTGATACGTGGTGTGCGTTGACGTGTAGGTCATTTGGTACGGCTCCTCGTTCGGCACCTTCACCTCGATCGCATTATTGAACGTCATGACTCCACGTGGAACATGCTCTTTGAAGTACGGCCAAAGCCAATGGTCTACGTAATTGCCTTCCGATTCTGGATTGAAGCTGAACAACTGCTTGACCCGTCCTCGGTTCGAACGCAAGGTTGTGCTGATCACCACCATGTCCTCGGTCGTCAGCTGGTTACCTTCCTCGTACCAAGCGTGAGACGGGTTCGCCATGGACTTGATGTTCCCAGCATCGTCACAACCACGGGCCAGAAACGTGTTCCCATTTATGCAGCGAATCTCCAACGGATTCTTGTTGAATACAAACAGGTCTTTCAGCCCCCATTCTTCCACGATGTCCTTGATCATTTGCCATTGGGCGTCCTTGATCGTTCGGTAGACTTTCTTGATAAGTATGCATCGGAAGTAAGGAAGTTCCAGGCAGCATACAATCAGGAACATGGCCAGGAAGGTAGATTTGCCAGAGTCACGACCACCCCAAAGGAAGTCAATGTCGGCATCGCTGTCCAATAACGGGCGATAGACCTCCAGATACACGGAGTCATCGATTTCGACTTCGATGTCTGCCATAGCCGTTAGTCGGTTTTGACAGTTCTAGTAACCTTGATTTTTTGTGCAACGACCTCCGTCCGCTCAACGTAGCCGCGATGCTTTCCTTGGGTCTTCAGGTAGAATATCAGACTGGTCTTGTCTGGCGCCAGATGCTTATCGACCGGGACTCTGGTTATTTGGGCCTTTCCGTCATCGTCATGATTGACGAACACCTTGGTGTCTGGAAGCACCACTCCTTTCATGAGCTGAAAGAGTTTAGATTCGGCAAAGTCGAGAGCCTGTTCTTTTATTTCGCGCACCTTTTCCGCATACTCTGAGTCGTTTTTGATCCAGCCATAATGGGTCTTGCCTGTGATATTGGCTTTTTTCGATGCTGTTGTTACTACTCCAAGGCTCAGTTCAAGCGCAAGAAGCATGTTTATCTTATTTTGGATTTGATCGTTGGAAGTACTTCCCATGGTTTTTTGTATGTCTTACCATCGTCACGCTACGCTCTATCATAATTGCGTTGAATAACTAGGTCTGGTTTAAGTTTTGTCATCCTGTTTAGGATAACCTGACAGTATTTTGGATCGAGTTCCATGGACCTGCATTGGCGACCAGGTTGTTCGCATGCGACCATCGTAGTTCCCGAACCCGAGAACGGGTCTGCCACGATGTCTTTCACTTTACTGCTGTTTCCGATTTGGTACTCGATGAGTTCGACCGGCTTCATTGTCGGATGATCTCCGTTTCGTGCTGGTCGATCAAACTCCAATATCGTTGTTTGGGTTCGGTCAGAGTACCAGTTGTGAGCCGCGCCTTTTTTCCACCCGTAGATGCAAGGTTCGTGTTTGAAGTGATAGTCATTGCGTCCGAGGACTAGACTGCTCTTTTTCCAGATGAGAGTTTGAGAAAGTTTAAACCCTGCTTGGTCAAACGATGTGTAGAAAGCTATTGATTTGGATCCAGCATACCAGCAATAAATAGAGGCTCCTTCTTTTAGATGTTGGTGCATGTTCTGAAATGAATGCAGCAAGAACAAGGCAAAGGCAGCTTCATCCATGTGGTCGCTTTGGATTTTAAGCTTTTCGGCTGTCCGTCCTTCGTAATTAACGTTGTAAGGTGGGTCTGTAACAACCAAGTCCACAGAATCATTCTCCATAAGTCTTTTCCAATCGTCTGATCTGGTTGCGTCTCCGCAGAGGAGTAGATGGTCGCCCATCTTAATCAGTTCGCCTGGCTTGATGTCCGTTTCAATTTCGGCCGGCATGGTAAAGCCATCGTCTCCTGCAGGCTCCGGCTCGTCAAACACCATGTCTGGAATGTGTAAGCCCCATGCCTCCAGTTGGTCTGGTTCGTGATCGGTTAGCAACAGCTTCCAGTCCCAGCTTCCGAATCCAACGTTGTCCTTTATGATGAATTCTTGCTGTTCTTCTTCGGACAGGTCGGATGCTTTCTTAATCCAGGTGTCGGGGATTTCTTTGTATCCGATGGCTTCGAGGGCGTTGTACCTCATGTTACCTCCAAGGATAACGTTCTGGTCGTTGACGATGATTGGTCGGAGTTCCATCATTTTCGGGAAGTCCTTGATAGAGTTGACCAGTTTGTCGTGATTTTCGTCAAGGATGAACCGGGGGTTGTCTGGGTTCGGCTTAATGTCCTTCAATTTGATTTTTGGCATGGTCTAAATGTACAGGATTTGAATTATCAGGACAAAACGCTCCGATTGAGAGGGGGCGCCCCACAACGGAGGATATTAATCACGCTCTGAAATGCGCGATTTCATATCCGGTCGTTGGAGAACATGCTAACATTCAAACTCCTCACCACATTCACCACATGAAAAATCATCTTCACCGTCTCTTACGATGCTATCCCATGGATGCACGCACGTTTCACCAACGCCAGCTACAGGTAACTTGCTATCACTCGTGCTGGCTTTTTGGCCCTCGCGTTCAATTAACAATCTAGCGTCTTCAATCGCCTCTTCTGCGGATACTTTGGTGGTCTGTGATTTCATCCAAATAGCAAACGTATTTCCACCATCCTTCTGGTCGGCTTTTTTCGCATCAATAGCATTAACTATCTTTTTCAATAATTCTAATGGCTCATCCATCGCACTCTAAATTTTAAGGTTAGTACTCGTATCAATATTATCTGTCAGGCTATCGGCAAGCTACTCCGTAGCAAAGGATCGTTGTGTCAGGCCATTACTTCTCCAGCATGGTCCAACGTCCATTGCATGATATCGAACGGCTTTGGGTTCATTACTTTTTTCCATCGTGATACTGATATAGGGGTTTTTTGATATCCAAGGCCCAAGTAATTAAGTTTATCAGAACGAAAGAGGAATTCGTGTGCGAAACAATAACCATGGAATCCGGAGCCAACTCCGACAATGACTAGCGCACAGTCGTTATGCGTCATTTCAAGTACTTGTTCGTTCATGGCTCTCATTTCCGGATTATTGGCTTTGCGGACATGGTGCATGAGTCGGTCACCAATTGGCGGCATAAATGGGTTTATGTACGTGGTGTATAAACCACCGAATCCCCTGTTATTTATTCTATTCAGTATGGCCGTTTCTGCATAGACCATGGGCTGGTCGTATATTTTCTTCGGGTGATGTGCAATGACATTTACTCGAGGTTTTTTGGGATCCCATATTTTCCATTGGCGGAATACGTATTCTCCACATTCTGACTTCTGGTGGCCGCTTGATATTATCTCGTCTTCCTTCATTTAGGATTAATTTCATTCAGAGCATGTAGTTGGCTGATATGGTTATTCGCAACCAGCCATTCGTAAACCAGTTCTTTCTCCTTGCACATGATTTTGCATCCGTCAAGGATTGTGTCAATTTCAGCAGCCGTCTTCTCCACCGTTCGGCCCTTGCTGTCAACCATTATTTCGCTTTTAATCATGTGGTGCCGAATAAGTCCCCAATACCTGAAGACCGGCATTTTCTTGTGTTCAGCGATGTATTCCAGCATCTCATGGAAATGGTCTTCAGGCGTCTTGATGTTCACGGGCTCTACCTCCTGTCGTTTTTCTTGTTTGGTCTTGGCCCTTTGCCATTTCTTAGCCGCTTTCAGTATCCGTCCAATATAGTCGGCCGAAACCTGCCCGTAGGTCTTCATGTCCAGCTTGTCGTCACCAAGGTCATACCGACCGGCACTTGCCTGTTCAAATATGGATGTTAGCCCTGGGCCCCTGAGCTTCGGAAACATCTGCATCAAGTAATTGGCGATGGTGTATATCGGTTCGTTGTCCTCTGGAAATGGAGGTGCGCCTATCAGTTGCGGGATATTGGATATTGCCTGAAGCAGGTCCTGAAGCGGTTCTTTTTTAAGAATGTCTCTTTTTAGTGCCATTATAAATCGAATTTTCTGGTTGATGTTTGGCCCTTAGCGGCCTTAAGTTTTTCGGACTTGACCCATTCCTTGACCAAGAATTCGGGTCGATGTATTCTCTGGCCATTTCCCCTCACCCAATTTTGAGCCGAGTAATGGTTGTGGAATCGATCGGCCAGTTCATTCGGATCACCGAGGGCATCTGGTGCCATTCCTTCACTAAATATTGCACGCCTAAAGTCTTCCTTGATTTTTTCTAATGGGAAATCAATTATTGAACTTTCAGGAATGGGTGTCTCTACACTAGTTTGGTTTAGTTTAGTATAGTTTAGTTTAGTTCGTGTTGGACTGCCGCCTATTTCCAGCGGAACATCTAGTTCTTCCGCCTTAACTTGTGGTTCTTCCGCCTTTTTTGGCGTTTGCGGTGTCGGGGGTTTTTTGGTGGTGTCAATATCATGACCTTGAGTAAATGCCATAATATCTGCAAAATCAGAGCATCTGTTCGACCGTTTCCGATATACATCTTGGATACTTTCATTGAACTTTTGGCAGTAAATTATGCGGTATTCTTGCCATAGAATAGGGTCAAATACTTCCAGTCGAACCAGCAATTGAATGACTTCCAAAAGAGTCTGTTCTTTGACCTTGCATTTGGTACTGAGCCAAAGGGAAGAGATAGGGTCTTTCAGGTTCAGGAAATGATGATCGGTCTTTGCCAGACGTTCCAGAATCTTGAACCAAGTGGCGTACCCGTCATTCCCGAACTGTTCTTCGAGAATCTCCATCTTTTTGCCGTCCGCAATAAAGTGCGGGAAGTACTCAACTGTGTTCTTTTGAGCCATCCTAATCAGAATTTTTGGTTGACTCCAAAACTAGATTAGTAAAGCGTTTAATCAAATGTTCTACCCAATTATCTGTCTTCGGCTCAGGAACGACCAGCGTTATTCGGCCAACGTCACCCCATTTCTTTTGCGCGAATAGGTAGGTTCCCATGTGCGAGTCATCACCAGAACCGTAGGTCATGCTGTCCTTGACGGCCTTGATAAGATTGTCCAGGTCGGGCCGTTGTTGGTGAATTTGGCCTCGATATTCGTCTTTCTTACGTTTCGACCAAGACGGAGGCATGGGAAATACGAACTCGAAGCCCATAACGGCTGGCAGTTGAACGAGTCCCTGTTTCTTGGCCCTGAATACCAGTTCTTGACGAAAAGCCTTGTACCGTATAACTACGGGCCTCTTGCCCCATCGATCTTGCTGCGTCATTCTTGGCGCAGGCATTGGTTTCATGTTCAGTATGTAGCTTTTCATGATATTAATGGCTTAAAGAATCCTTTTAGATTATAAGATGGATTTAGTAGGTCTGAGTTATCCTTTCTTAGACGCATTATATTATGCTCTAATTCCCGTATATGACTAATCACCTTTTGGCGAATATGTATTTCGGCCTCCCACTTGTTGATGAAATAGGTTTGTTTGATACCATGTCCGTTCATTCGACAATTACCAATAAAGGTTTGATCTGAATTTATTATCTCAATTGGCACTGATTCAGATTTGTACATGTACAGAATCATGTTTCCGTTCTCATTGACCCCTACGGAATGAATTGATTTTTCTCTAACGAACCATTTTACAGGGTTTTGGCAGTAGTCGCTGTCGCATTGGTACAAGATGGTTCTGGGCGTGATGTCCTTTAGCGTTTTAACAATGGCTGGTTTATCTCCGTTACTCATACCAATTGTGATTTAAGGGTTTCCAAATATGCTCGGCAAAGTCCGATTTGAACCTTCAGGTCTTCGATGGCCTTTGGGTCAAAATCTACCGAGTAGGTCTTGATTCTGTTTCGGGCGTCTATGTCCTGAAACGTTAGATTGAAGTCCACTATCTGTTCTTGTTCCGGGGTCAGATCAGTCAAGTTCTTCAACTTCCAGCTGGTCGCCCGTTTCTCATCATTGATAAGTATTTCAGGCGCATCAACCAAGCAGTAAGCCAGTTCAGCCTTTTCCAGTCCCCAAAGCCACATGTATCCTTGAAGCTGCCACCAGTAGGTCTTGTTCTTTTGCTTATCCTCGAACATCGGGAAGGTGAACAAATCCCAGCTGGTCTTTATGTCCCGAACAATTCCGCCATGTACGTTATCTGGCTCACCTGTTATCCATTCATTTTTCCTGCGCTCGGTATTCTTGAAGAACGGGAACCCACAGACCTCGCTGTATAGCGATAAACTATGTTCTTCCATCCAAGTACCCTTTTTCATACAGGCCGTTACGATGTCCTTGTGTCGGCCAAATGCTGCTTCCTTGAATTCAATTTCAAGGTAGGTCTTTACCGTTTGACTCAGGCTCGGTTTCGTTTCCCGCTTTTGGAGCAGGTCAGCATGTCGGGTCTTCTGTTTCTCGGTAAGCGCCCGTCCCAGACCCCGATAACGATCATCGAGTCCCGCGAACTCTGCTGTTTGGTTTTCCGTCAGGCCGAAAGCCGAGACGCCAGTCATTACCTGACCGAGTGACGAACACCTGAATAGATGTTCGAGAGACTTAAATTCTTTCATAAGATTGATTTTTTGGTTTGACAAACATAAGGGTAAAGTTTTGAATATTTATAGTAAAGTTTGATAATAAAAAAGGGGGGCAATAAAGCCCCCCTAATTATTCCGATACTATTCCAGAACTATTCGCCAGCAACCTTTTCCAAAGGAGGGTAGGCGGGTTCATCCGTTACCGAAATTTCTTCGAACGGAACGTCAACAACTTCGGCACCTTTCTCCTCTGTTAGTTCCATCTCAAGTTGCGGGTTTGGCGAAAACTTTCCGTCCAGGTACGCCAGCATCTCATGATTTAGAGAATCGATCAATTCGTCAAGCTGGGTGATGTACTTGTACGTTTCCTGATCGGACGTGAATCTCAAGAACGGGGTGTTTAGCTGTACTTGTCTGGACTTCATAACCTTTCGGTATCCGATTAAAACCACACCTCGCTTTGCGGCCTCACCTCCGATACTGTAACCGGTAACGACAAAGTTCTTCTTGGCGTCTGAATCGATGGTTAATTCAGTTGAGTATCCAGAAAGAACGGCCAGATGTCCTTTGAGTTCATCCATGAGATTTACTAGGTCTTCATGCGGATCCATCTTGTACTTCCTGCTGGATTCGATTTTCAGGATTCGATCGTCTGGCTCGTTGTAAAGCGTTTCGAGTAGATCGATGGTCACTTCACCTGGCTTGACTTTTGCCTTAACGATTTCTCGTTCTTCTAATTTGAATAAGTCCATTTGATTGGAATTGGTTTTTAGTTGGTCTGCATTATGCCCCGCAGACCTTTAGGGATTACGAATTTAGGCTGTTAATGGACTCATTCACTTGAGTCTTTAGAGTCTCGAATTTTTCCTGCGTTTCCTTGGCCGCGAATGAATAGGAATCCAATACCGACTTCAAGTCTTCGACCAGGTCCTGAACCTTGGTATGGTCACTGCGTTTCAGCATTTCCTCCTTGTGCTTGTCGGCATCTTGTTTCGCCTTGAGCTCAGCCTCCTCCTTCGCCTTGAGTTCAGCATCAGCAGCTTCACGCTTTTCACGTTCGGCTTGAATCTTAGCGTCAAACTCGGCCTGCCGTTCTCGTTCAGCAGCGGCCTGCCGTTCTTGCTCCAGGTATGCTTCCTCCTCACGCTTTTTCTGTGCGAGCCTTTCAGCAGCTTGGCGTTCCAGTTCTTGGCGCTCACGCTCCTTGGCCTCGGCCTTCAGGCGCTCGTTCTCTAGTCGAATTCTTTCGCGTTCAGCAGCTTCCTCCGCCTCCTTGGCCTTTCGAGCCTCCTCCGCCATTCTTTCGGCTTCCAGCATCTCCTTATGCTCGCTTTCCTTCTTTTCTATAAAAGCAGCCCAAACATCATCGTCCATCGAAGACAGCTCTCGTCCGGTAGCATCATCTACATACTTTGCAAGTTCGGTTTCTCGCTCTGATTGGATTGCTTCAAGTTTCACCTTGAATTTCGCCAAGCGCTCATCTTCAAGTTTCTGTTCGTGATCCTCTATTTCCTTGAGTTTGGCTTCTTTTTCGACAATGGCCCATTTCAGAATATTACTAACCCCATCAATAGCCCTTCCCTCCATAAGAGATTTCTCCTTTTGAATCTTTCTGATTTTCTCAGTGTCAATCCGAACTCGACCAATATCAAGTCGGAGTCGCTTTGCCTTTGAGGCAATTTCGGGTGTATTTCCTTGTTGGGACTCTTTGATTACTTCGTTATAAGTTGTTTCAAATTGGTCCAGCATTTCTACCATTGGATCAAACGTGGACTGTATCTGTTTGGCCCGTGAGGGATCCATGCCAGCCAGTTCTGGTGCTGTTAATTCAAGTGATTTTTTGGTCATTCGTATTGGGTTTTAAGGTTGGCCTGCTTTGGAGCCCCGCAGGCCGTTAGGGCTTAGTTTAATGTGTGGTCGAACTTCGATCGTCTCTTCCTGAAGAACTCGGCATGTTCCTGATGCAACTTCGCGAACTTCCTAGCGTAGTACGGGGTGTAATTGTTGTTCACCTTGAACCCGTTCGGAAACTCAGCATTCACGCCCGTGTGCCATCTGATTATCTCAAATATTCCCTTGGCGCTGTAATGCTCGAATCCTTTACTGGCCGTCTGGAACGCGACCTCCTCGAACTTCTTCCAGATTTGAGGGTGATCGGTGTCGTACTGATGAAACGAACGAGGAAGTTCATCATCGAACATGTCGAGTTGGTCTTCAGGCATTATCCCCTGTTCTTGAGTTCTTCCTTCTTAGCCTCCAGAATAGCAACGCAGTCCTGACTCATGTCTGGATGGCTGGTTTCCAGTATCTCAAGGTCTTCGATGTTCTTGGCCTTCGCAATCCATTCAAGTGTTCGCTTGTTTGCCTCCGCCTCCGCATGGTCGTCCACATTTATCGTCTGGCGAACTGGAAAGTCTGGATCCGTTATGTCTCCGTCACTTACCTCGCAGCCGGTCAGAGTATTGTAAAGCCAAGCACGGGTCTTCCGTGTCGCCTTCCCGATAACCGCATCGGTACCCATCATCTTGTTCACCTTTACCGGAATCTCGATGGGCCGTTCCTTTTTGGTTCCGCCATTTATGGCCCAAGACACTCGCATTACAACCGCAGCGGATCCTGTCGAAGGATTGATTCTTGGTAGTTCAGGAATGATTTCATACCAAAGCCCTTCCATCTTGGATAGCAAGTACCCAAATCCCTCCTTGGTGATGTACGAGTTTCCTGCTATGATATTGAACTGGTTGCCTACGGGCTGGACGCCCATCAAGACCGCTTCAATCAAACAGTTCTTGACCACCTGGACCGGATATCCTCCGTCTCGGTCTTTGTCTGTTCGGAATCCGAGCCTATTGCCCTGCAGATTCATTATCGGGGCCATGTACTGTTCGGTCAGGAGTTTTTGAATTTCACCCGTTGCTCTGGCTATTGTGTAAGCCTTCTCGAACCCTTCAAGCGTTGGATTCCCGATTACCGAGAGTACCTGATTGTCGAGGTTTTCTATTGTACTGAGTTTGTCTGACATTTTTAATTGGAATTTTGGTTTATAGGTTCAAAGGTGCCATCTGCTTTCGCGTAAAACAAGTTTGCAGGGGCTGATAATTTTATGTTAAATCGTTCTCCGCTTATGGTATTCGTGTAGTATGACAATCCCTGTGCTGGGCCAATGTTATCCATGTTGGTTTTGACAACCAGTTCTTTGAAGGCTTGCTCGGACAACATGTAATCGTACGAGGGCTTGTGAGATAGTTTAATATTCGGGTTATCGGTAACCACGTCCTTCAGGCCATTGTCGATACAGATCAGTTCGTTTGACAAGGCGTCCAGCTCATTTCCCAGAACGGGACATTCGGCAAGTTTTACAATTAGTTGTTCTAAATTCATCTTATTGGGTTTTTGGTTAGTTTTGGCAGCATCTTTTGCGGCATCCCGCAATTGGTTTTTTGGTTGAGGGGCTGGTTTTCGGACTGGCCCTTCTTAGTTACCGATTAATCGTAATCCCTCGTTTCTTGAATAATTCCTTGGTCGCCTTTGCGATTGCATGATGGCGTTGGTCCCATTTACGAACGAGTCCGTTCATGGTTCGAATAACAAGCGAGTACTTTTCGCCAGACATCTCTGCGACTCTTGTGAATCCGCCACTGGGCATTGCTGTCCTGTACTGGTGACATTCTGTTGGTTCTAATTGTTTAGGCATTGGTAATTGGGATTTGGTTATGAATAAAACTGATTGATTGCCGTTTCCCGTATCAGGGATCTGGCGTTTATTGTTAAAAAAGGTAGTACTTCGATTCCCTCGATTTCAACTGAATTTATATGGAAATATCCGAGTTCTTCAAGGTTTCCGTATTCGTCAGATCCGCCTGCTTCTGTCCCTTCATCGATTTCAAGGTCGAGGACAGTCAATCGGTCTTGGTGCCAGATTTCGATTTCCATCAGGTTGTTGCTTTTTTCGATTGATTCAACCTTATAGAACATTGGGAACTTCCGGAGACTTTCTGGCCGATTACTCATGTTCGGAGTATGTTCCAAACAGACTAGTAAAACGCCACCATTGATAGTGCTTGTCGCTGAATTGATGGCGTGGCATTTACATCCGATAACCTGACAGCTTTCTATCGTTTCAAACTGTATCCCGTCCCAGCAGGTAATTGCCCTGTGGTACTTCAGCTTGGTCTCGGTATCGTTCTCGCCCCAGACTTCGGCTTCTGATAATTTGTCCGTGACTTCAATCCCATCGCCAAGGGCTGGTGCGATGTATATCGGTGCGCCATATTGGTGCGTCACCATTACTTTCTTAATTGCCATCATTTAGTTTTTTGGTACGGCAAACATAAAGAAAAGTTCTGAAAGTTTGTAATAAAAAATGACAACAAAAAAGCCCCACCGTGAAGTGAGGCCATTTTGGAAATTCATGTCATGCGCTAAACGCACCGAGCCCATGTACCGGGGTCAATGTGCAAATCAATCCGTTTATAAGTCTCGAAGACAGTAGTGCTTGAATTGCTCAAAATAGACCCCCGTTTGTCAGGTTCTGGCCTCGGTTCGATGAAGTCCACGAATGGATTCACCGCCTCGATCAGATAGGTCTTCAACGGTTCAACACTAGTGCCGCTCATAGTAACGGTAGTAGCGATGCACAAGTCAGCGACTTGGTAATTGGCATCTTCCATTACTATGCAATTCGGGGTTTTGTCGATAACATCTGTCCCCGATCCAAACGCTAATGTCGTCAGGCTACCCAACAACATCAGAATAATAAAGAATCGCATGAACCAAAAGTAACTATTTGGCGGTTCCGATTGCATAGCCTCCAGCAACTCCTACGATTACACCACCAACGAAAATAAATGGCACTTTGATTTTGGCCCATATCTCCTTGCTGCGGGCCTTTCTCGTTCGCCTACGCATTTCCCGCTCAGTCAGGTCTAAAAGCGCGCTATCGATGTCCGCTGTCGAATCCTGAACCGATATAAGGATGTCCGAGAAGCTGTTCTGTGATTTCAGGTCATAAACCTGTATTTCAAGACTATCATTGATCTCAACCATTTCCAGAATCTTGTCCCCGTTCAGAAGGTTGTCCCGATGGGAATTCAACAGAAACTTGGTCAGGTTTTCAGTCAGGCAATAGTGAACGGTATCGCTAATCAATCTGGTATGCTGTCCGTATAGATCGGAGCTCAGCAAGGACACCAGTAGAATCAAGGGCATCAATCTCTTCATGGCTGTTTTGGATAAGTTGGTCGTATCGAGCCAACTGGTTAGTCATTTCTGAAATTCGCTCATCCCTGCTACTCACTCGTTCCGCCAGAACCTGTTTTTGTTCCGTCAGATACTCTATCTGTTCCAAAAAACCCGATTTCTGGTCTTTCAGCGTGTCGGACTGTTCTATGTACAGTGCCTGGACCGCCTTTTCATGCTTGGCCGAAATAACCATGTTTGAGATCCATACGGTACCGAGTATCAAACCAGCTGCCCCAAGCGCAAGGAATATGAGTTGTTGCTTGCTCACCTGTAACTCCAGATGGTTGGCCGTGGCTGGTCAGGATTGTTCTCGATGGTGTCCAGGTGTAGAAACCTTCCATTTCCGTGTTGCTTTACCCCTATTCCGGTGAAGCCTAGTTCCAACGCCAACTTCAACAAAAGATATGCGTCACCCCTATCAACTTTTGGGTCACAGGCTTTTCCTGTTGGGTGAGCCCCGTTTTTTCGCTTCTTTTTGGATTCTGCCGGATGGGTGTAATCCCTAAATCCAGACGATATCGCGATCGGTTTTCCGTATGCAGTTCTCAGCGCTTGAAGTTTCGCCATGAACGAATGCTTCATTTCGTTCTTTCCAGTATGCTTGCAGTCAAATTCCTCCTTGGAGAAGTTTGGGTATAAATCCCATTTAGCTAATTGCTCAGTCATGGTAGAATCGTTGTATCTGGTCGTAGCTTCTGAAGGATCTCACGTTGCTGCTGAATGATTCTGTCTAACGCGAGAGTATCATTGTGAATAGTAGCAACATTTTCAGCCTTCGGCCTCTCCAAAGGTATTGATTGGCCTGAAACAATCAAAAACAGACTAATCATTGACAGCAGCATTAACCACTTCCTCATGAATTTCAATCGTGAGAGTTTCAATGTTAGTGACTCTGTTTGTAATATTTGCCCTGAAAGAAGCGGTTTCGACATCACGTACATGATTGTTTTCCTTTATGGTGACAATGGCTTCTTCGTGCTTACCAACATCGACCTCAAGTCCCGACACCTTTTGTTGCAACACACCATATCCCACCGCGAACGCCAATAATGGTACCGCAAATTTGATAACCTCAATAGTTCTGTCGTTCACCTGTGTCATTATTAATCAGTTCCATGTTCCTGTACATCATTAGTCTTGAGCAGATCGGTCTTTTCACTTGACCCATGACTACTCCCGAAGTAGAATCCAATGATTGTGGCACAAATAGTTCCAAGTAAAAAGCCAACAATCGTATCTACTATTCTCAAATTGTTCTCCGGTATTTCCCAGAAAGTAATGCCCATGATATAGGTACAGGCGAAAACCGTCCAGAGTACAGCAAGAACAAACCGGAGCATGTTCTTGTCAGTCGCTATTCGTGAAAGCCAATTCATAACGATTATCGCCCTCCAGCAAAGGAGGGCGATTCTCAGTTAAAATCAGTTATTCGGAATGAAGCATTTCAATACTGCTGCAGGAAATACGAACGGACATGGATGGTCTTCGCTCTTCCATTTAACAGTCACATTCCATACAACCTCAGAATTCAGATCGTCATCCACCGGAGGCTTAGGAACAACCGAAACGGTGTCGTTGGTAATGTGGCCCATTGTACTGGTCTTGTACATGAACTTATAAGTGCTTTGTCGCTTCAACGCATTGTAGAAGTCGCAGTTCCCAGCGTAGTTCGGGTCGAAGTACTGAAGGGCATATTCAAAGCCCAGCAATTCGGTAACGGTGTCTCCGTAACCAGTTCCTTCGTTCTCACTCGGCTCTGGAAGAGATCCGTGAGTTCTTGGAATTAAGATTACGTCTCCGCTTGCGATTGCAGCCTCCCATTCAGATTGGCTTTCAGGATTGGTGAATTCGAAACCAGCCTTAATAAAGGCAGTCGCTCGAACTCTTCCATATTCCTTTGGTGCACATGGGTCGCAATCATGCTCGCCTACGAGCGTATCACATGTATCTGGATAATATCCGGCCATGATGTAAATATTTAGATTGGCAAATTTGGTCTTACCGTCAGAGACAGTCGCAAAACGATTGACAGTCCTTTCGGTACTGTAGCACAATCGTGTATTCAATCTTGATCAGTATATCCTCTGGCCCGACCGAAAGTTCCGATCCAGGATATTCTTCTCCAAAAACAATAGCTGACTCAAGTTCCGAACCTGTAACAAGTACGTCTGCCGAATCAACTGGCAAGTCCGACATCATGCTTTTGGCAATCATATCAGGTGCGTCCAAGATAAGTATTCCCTCCAATTCTTCAGGAGAGAGGCGAATTCGGTCACGAACAGCAAATGCAATCATGACCATTGAGGCCATTTGTTTTACGTTATATCCGGCTCCAAAACCAGACAGGCGTTCATATACGTTACCAGTACTTCGATGGTAAAGAACGAATGGATAGGTGTCATCAAGACCAACTCGTTGGTGTTCCAGTTGGTCATAAATGGTTGGAAAAGCCTTGTCCGAATCATCGAAAACCTTCTCGGCCAGTCCATTTATCTGTCCGGTACTGAACTTATCGTCAGACAATACACCACCTTCTCGGAGGTAATGGTCATTGATTAGTCCTGTGATTTGTTTAAGATAAGGCACTGTTCAGTAATCGTTTTGCGGTTTCAACGGCAATCTTACGTTCTCTAACCGATGCACCAAAAATACGCTTTCCGTACTTCTTGCCCGACTCGAAGAACACGGCCCTCTTGAAAAGGGCGCCATCAGGCCATCCAATGCCCCATCCTCTATCAGTCGGATATACATTCATTAAATTCATAAACGTGCCTGTCAGAGTCAGATTTACAGTACCAATAACGTTTCTACCAACTTGGGTCTTGTACTGCTTGTATCCTCTTGGGAAGTAAACGCTCGTGTGTGGTTTTCCTGACTTGAATACCGAATGCCGCTCACCTTTAGAGTCTTCCTTTCCCAGGGCTAGACCAGCGTCACCAACAGGATTTGATTTCTTTGAAATGTACAACGGCTTGGTACTGTAAGAACCAATGCTTCCGCCAGACGTGGCTTTTCCCTCATTCTGAATCCGGTGTTTCATCTCGGCCAGAACGTCAAACGCAACCGACCTGATAATCACGCTTCCCTCGATTGATTTACTGTCGAGTTTTTCCAACCTGGCCACCAGACCGCCAATCACCTCTCTGGCATTGGACTTCAATCGAATCATGGTCTCAGTGGCAGGTCCATAACCTGAGAATTGCATTCGAGACAAAAGTCCATTGGATTGAGCTTAATGGTCTCGGCAGCTCGGTTAATCTCGTTCTCGTACTCGGTCACAAACTCTGCCCGTAACTCCTTGGCCTTCTCACGATTTATAGTAGTGTAATTATTGATTCGATCACTGTAAATGCGCTCGGTCAACATCTCGGCTCCCATCATGTACCAAAGCCCGGTCGTGAATAAATCCCGATTCCCACAAACAAGTCCGTCAAGACTGCATCGAAGACTGGCATATCCACGGAAACCAAAAGCATTGTCGTCATGCTCGGTTATTACGCCCGCAGCACTTAGTACATGACCTATGAGTTTTGCGTCCATACAGGTATCGATGCAACAACCACCTTCAGGAATTTCGGTCTTGTAAGAATCAACCTTGGTCGCATTATACTCCAGTCTGATTCGGGTACTGATGTCGTGCACACTACTCGACCAGAATGGTGTGATGCTGGTCCAGGTATCGGGCGATATTGATATAGAATCACTCCAGAGTTCCACACCATTCAATTCGTCATAAACCCTAAACTGAATATCTGCCGCTACCTTCACGTACCCGTTGAACTCTATTTCAGTAAATGCCTGCGTCAACAGCTTACTGATATCAGCATTTGGATTAAACGGATTCATCACAATCGTAACCCCTCGCCATTCGTCTGGAGACAATGGAGTAGGATTTGTGATGTCCAACGGTGTCCCGAACCTCAATGAATCAACCAGCTTCTTTACCTCATACTTCCGTCCGAAGTATGACGTGATTGCTGTCCCAAACTTCCTGACCGTCCGCTTTTGGACATCGTCCCAGACACCCAAGTACGTGGCCTGTTCTGAATCAGCAATTTTGTCGATTGATTTTAGACTTATTCCAGGCAGTTCATTTATGTAAACTCCGCTTGGTGGAGTGACGGAATTACAGCCGAGAATTCCGATGTGATTGAGTAAGCAGTCCATGGTGAAATGTTTTGATAAAGATAAGGGGGCCGAAGCCCCCCTACCAAATTGCTATTTAAGCGATAATTACTCAGCGGCAGGAACTGGGCAAGGATCGCAATTGTTGGTGATGTTGTACAACAATGATCCGTTGTTTCCTTCCAATCGGTCGCCCGTCTGGAACGCAGATGTTGGCTGCTGAAACAATCCGAACTGCTTGGAAATGAAGATCTGATACCCTCGTCCCATTGTTCGTGTCTCGTACCCGTCAAACGCCTCAGTTGGACAATCAACTTCCTTAATCTGAACGTTAAAGTTCATCATCGTTGGCGCTCCACCTGGAGTAGACTCAACCGGAAGTTTCATGGTGAAGAACGTACTGTTACCGTGCGCTCCTGTTTTCCATGCGATGTATCGATCAAGATCAACAAATCCAACTGCACCTTTCGCAAAAACACCAACATGATTGGTGCCAAACGGAGTGGCAGAGTTAAGGTCAAAGAACCATTGGTATCCAGACTGAGAACCGATATTCAGTCCAGCACTATTGATTCCGATGTTTGCACGTGCAATCTGGTACTTGTTGAAAATTCCTGAACCAGACATCAATGCGTCCCCAACAAACTCGTTGTCGGCCACGTCTGACAAGATCTCGGTCATTCCATCAGACAATCCAAGAACAGTTCCGTCCTTGTTGATATTGATGTCCTTTGCCAGTGCGTTACCGGTACTCACATTCACTCCGAACGTTACGCTGTTCATGAGTTTCTTGTCAATATTGGTAATCAGGCCGTTAACCGTATGCATGATCTGATCAACCATTTCCTGCAGCACTCCTGTTGCTGGGTCACCAATGGAAGCGATATTACTTGCCTCAGACTGGTATTGCTCAACAAATCCCCACTCAAGCTGAAAGCCAGCCTTGGAGAACTGAGGTGTTTCGAGTGTGGTCTCGGTGTACTGGAAACCAAAGTCATTATCGCAGTTGTCCACATCTGCAATTTGATCGTCCTTGATTCTTGGTAAAAACTTCAGACGTACGTCACGAATGTGACCGTCTATTGTTGACCGCTTAAGGTCACTCATCTTGACCCCGTTGACCGAACTCACGTTCATTTTCGGGTTATTCTCGATGAGCATTTTTGTGAATCCAGAAGGCGTAATCTTAACGCCTGGATAATTCGCTTCCATCAGAAACTGTAAGTGTCCGAGGAGCGCTGGTGCAAATCCTAACATGATAATAGGTATTTAAGGTCAACCGCCATTCAAAGCCGCTATCTCGCTCGCATAGTGTTCACCTGCTGAAGCTGGGATAGCTTGTTTATCATTTGCGTCTTGGCTGTCCTTGTTAAAGGTTTTTGTCTTACCGCCAGCAGACCCTTTGTCTGCAGCTGTCACTTCGATGAGTTTCTTTGTTCCAAGCAGTTGATCAGCATAAGAACCTAACTCGACCTTCTTGTTCTCAGCCATATATTCCAGTTCAGGATTATCGGTTCGAACCATCACGATTTTGCCGTCCTTGCGAACAAGGGTAACGCCATCGGTCTTTAGTTGATCAGCTAATAACGTTCGGGCCAGCGTAACGTTAGTCGACAAATCAATTTCTTTGTTTGCGTACTTCTTGGATCCAAGCAGGGTATTGATTCCTTCCGTCATCAATTCTTTCTCGAAGCCATTCCGTGCTTCAGTCAATTTCCCTTCGCTATCTGTGCGAAGTGTTGCCATGTCAGTATTCAGACGCTCAACTTCGAGCTTCATCTTGTCATGGGCGTCTTTGATTGCAGGATCTTTTGATCCCTTCGTCAATGCCGCTGCCTCCATCGCCTTCAGACTTTTACTTACCATCGCCATTCGCTTATGCGTATTGGTTTCGGCCTTAAACTTCTGAAGTTCTCCGTCCTCAAAATCAAAATCCTTGATGAGGTCGTCCAAATCTCGGTCAACTGCGTTAAGGGTAGACGCCCTAAAATGAATCTTTAAAGTCGGGTTGTTTTTGGCCGACTCGACCGTCATTAGGTTCGTCTTAAGGCTTGTTGCCACCTCTGCCGGAACGTCTTGATCCAATAAAAGTAGAGGAGAAAGAGCGTCCTGAGTCATATCGACTCCAGCGGAAGTCATCAATTCAGTTAGAAGTTTACCTAAGTTTGGCATCGTTGGATTATTTGGTTTACGCGGTAAAGCTATTAAATTTGGGATAATTCAATAAACCAAAAAATCATATATCATGGATCAAGAAACTGTTTCAGTACTAATCGTAGTTATTTTCTTTGCCATTGTTGTCCTAATTGTGTTCACGCTCGTGCTGAGATGGATACTACGACTTGACGAGATTGTTAATCTACTGCGTGAGATTCGCGACCAGAATAAACCCGACTAAGGTTTCCGGTTAGAGAACACTCCAATTCCATGGAGTAGAAAGGGCTTGTCTCCCTATCATTAAGTCTGCCATTGTCGGGGGTAAAGAGTTGAAGGCTTGATGAATGGGTAAACCTCAACCGGACTAAGTTCATAAGGGGTAAGGCATTCAACGGAGGTTAGTCCGCCATAAGGATAGAAGGGGTCGATGCTACATGACGGGCGTTGGCCCTTTCACTTAGGCCGCTATCTCAAACACCTCCGCATTGTAAGGCACTCCGAATTTGTCATAAACCCGCTTGCGCTCAGACGATGGGACAATTGTCTCGGTTACCGGTATCGGTTGATGATGGCAATTGTAACCGCCTCGATACACAAGGAAGTTCTCGGACGTAGTGGCCGGATTCATTCCGTCTGGAAGACCCGTCTTTGGATTCAGGCTTCCGCCAATGGCTCGGAACTGAGGAAACTGCCCTTTCAACAAGTCAGGAATTTCCAGACGATGGAAGAACCTCTTGTTCACCATTGCAATACAAAAGTCTCGGGACGTCTCAATCTTGACGCCCGTGTATTGGTACCAATCAAGACCAAGGTCTGACGACACGACCTCCATGTACTGAGCCGCATATTGATTCAGGCCATCGGTGGTCAATTGCTTGACGTACCGTTCGAGGCCGCCTAGTTTATCGGGCGAACCCGTTATCGTTTCCCGTAATGACGTGATAAGCTGACTGTACGAAAGTTGATCCCTGACTCCCGCCTGAAGAACGCCACGTATCGGATCCACCACGTTTGACGCTATTCCGCCTCTGGTTAAGCTCAGGGCCGTGTCTTCAAGCGATTGGTTTTCCAACGCTTTCAGGAATGTAGATGGTTCAAAGCCCTGTTCTACCGTGCGGAAATAGTCTTGTTGGATAGCATTTATTTTATCGAACGCTCCGAGGTACGTATCCACGCCTCTACGATATCCAGAGTCCCTAACGACAATACGTTCCAGTTTGGTCTTTATTCTGGAAATGGTTCGAAGGTTCTTGACGCTTGCCCGAACATTACCGTTGACCAGATCCAGGTCGCGAAGTAGTAACTCAACTTCATTCAGGATTCTCCGCTCGATTCCAGGCAAAGAATTGTTCAGGTGTTCAACCGATCCCTCGATTGCCTGGACCAGACGTGTCAGGTGTTTGCGTCCAGGCATTACTCACCTTCAGTTGGTTCTGGCGCCAATGCATCGATAACCTTGATTTTATCATCAACCAGCAACATCAATGCTTTTCGCTGCACCTCCGTATCCAGTTCCAGAAAGTCATCCTTCTGTTCGATTGCCAAGTCCACGAATTGACGAACATTACTGCTCAGAACGTAGTCTTGTCTGGAAATATTCCCGTCAGCATAAGCCGCCATCTTTTCATCTGCATCAAGGCCCGATAATGGATCCAATGACAGAATGGCCATAACCTTACGACCAACTTCCGGATTGTCGTAGAACTTCTTGTTCACATACTGAAGTTCTAGTTCGGCCAAAACTGCTGGACTCACGCCCGATTCCTTTAAGCCTTTCAATTCATCTGCCAGATAATTACTGGACAACAAATCGAACTTCTGAGGAATTACAATCGATGGCATCAAAGACTTTCGCTCGGCTTTTGATTCAATAACTTCCGCATGTCTCCATTCACCCATAAAGAAGTAAATGTTCCGCATTATTCTGACCAAGTCTTTGGCAACCGCATGCACGAAATTGTTCAGTTCATCGCGATCCACCTCTTTGGCCTTTCCAGACTCATTGAGCGGGGTCTGATCCATGAATCCCATATTGACAGACTCCAAGGCTTTACGAATATGGTTGTCAACCCGCTCATCCTGAATCTTAACGATGTCCGTTGACTTTTCTATGTATCCAAATGGTGGAATTGGGGCCTTGGTTTCACCCATATTCTCTTTTGTGGCCCGAACCTGCTTAATCTGATATTGACCAGCAACGGCCACCTTGCTCCCATGGCACGTAGGACAAACAACCTTTTGGATTTTCCCCTCGATCTTGTTGTTCACGAATCCAGTACAACTTCCCTTGTCGTCTTTACATTGAGGACATGCGTCCGTGGCCCATTCCCATTTCTCGGAATGTATATGAAGAACGACTTCCGCCTGTAAATCAGAATACTCACGCGCGCAGTCATTAAGTCTTGGCACCATTGGACTGAGCCTGGACTTATAAATCAAATATTTGGAGATGGTCTTGAAGTATGTGCCACCCATTTTGAAGGCCGGTAAAACTCCGAGTCCGTGAACCAGTTCTTCCACCATATCATAATCGCTGTCCGATTCCTCCCAGATAGTGATTCGGTCTTCATTTGCGGCCAAGAACCGTTTTGGTTGCTTTTTGGCTCCTTGCCCCTCATATTCAGAATCGTTGTCAAGTCTGGCAATAAGCAACTTTCCCTCCTTGTATTCAAGGACATCAGCACTATTGTAGATGAATGGGAACGGTCGGTAATACTCATTAGCCTCGGTTTCAAACTCCAGAGGTTGAACCAATATTATTGCATTCGCGTCTTCCGCGTAATTCTTGAAGCAAATGGTGAAGAGCCAATTCTCAAGGCTATCGGTAAAAGGGAAATTGATGTCTGCATATTGATCAAGACCCTCGTCCTCCGGAATGACGGACGGATATTCATCTATCGGATGTGTGATTGACCAATCGACCGATCTACGGATTTTGGACAGCGAACTCATGACCCGATTGACTGGATCCGAAGTCGGGCTTTCGTATATCTTCTGTCGGTACTCATGGTCTTTCTTTGACTCATGAGGTCTGCGATCTTCGATTAGCTTTTTAGGATACAGTCCATCGATATGAACTGTCAGTTCTTCCTTCAGCTTGGCCGTAGTCTTGTATCCAGCATGCGTCTTTTTTCCGACAAAGTATGGTCGAAGTAAGTCTGGAGTAAGTTCAATCATCACAGTAATTTACGTGAACGCAACGCCTGTCGTTTCGTTCGGATTGGGTACCGGTGTTGCAGACCAAGTCTGCCGTAATAAGATCGAGCAAGACTATCATATTTCTGCCGAACTTGCGGAGGCGTAGCATTGCCTCCCACTGAATATCCGTGATAATTGTTGAAGATATACGACAGTCCCGAACCGAGTTTGCTGTCGGTCAAAAACCAAAACAATGGAATAAACGGACATTCATGCGGATAAAGTTCGTGTTTTATCATTGCCAGAGCAAATCCAAGCTCATCAGGCGTATCTCCGTCAAACACAAGATGCTTGAATCCAGGATCCATAAAGTACTGTTGTACGTCATCAAAGAATGCCTTAATACGATCGTTTTTCTTGAAGTAAACGAATTCAGAATGCAGTCCATACAGGTACCCGCTTGTTAATCCATGGGCTTCTTTAAGGTCTTCAACCTTGGCCCACATGTATCTGACGTTCGGAACATGGTTTGCCAGATCAATCCTCGACCTGTTCTCCATTGTGAAGTCCAAATGATTCAGGTCATCGAATAACCGTGACATTGGAAGATTGGGGCATGCAATTACATCAACGTCCAGAAATATGGTTTCTTCAAAAGGGCTGAGCTCGTACATATGAGTCTTGGACTTTATGAATACCTGCTTATCGTTCTTGGTATAGTACTGGGAAGGGCATTCTTGAACGGTGTCAAACAGGTCCAGGTACTTGTCCTGTACCAGACGCATTGCCGATTCGGTCTTAACCAAATGAATGGGAATGTCTGGACAGGTTATCTTTAACGATGCGGCCAGCGTAGAGGCCAGCGTTCCGTAATAAGAATCGCCCAATGCTATGAGCAGAAAACCTCGTTTGCTCATGTATGATCAGGTTTTATATTATCCCTGCAAGTACGCCATTTATCCATCCAGAAAACTCTTTATTTGCTAAGCTTGAGTCTGCTCTTAACCGAACATCAGAATTGGCCGGAATAATTAAATAAGGAGCGAAGTCTGCATGGGCGGAGTATCCTTTGCCGTTGGCACCATCGTCCACAAGTTCTCTGAATACACTGCCTTTTTCTCTGAATTCAATATGGAAGTTTCCTGTGATGTCGGACTTCTCCAATACCGTTCCATGGAAGGCCGTTACAATCCAGAAAGTATCCTGATCCAATGTGGTTGACGATTTCTCAGAATTATTCTTTCCGGCCGCTATCATCATATGAACCTTGATTCCAGTGTCAGGTACTCCAGCAGTATCCGTATCTGTCTCATAGAAATAATGAGTTCCGACTAAGTCGGTGCCATTAGCGTTATACGCTCTCGAGACCCGCGCCAAAGGCGTAAACGCCACTTGATTCTGACCGTTTCCTGTTAGAGTCTGCTTTACAAAAGTGAAATCCCCAGATCCGTCTACAGTATGGCCCTCTAAAATAATGTCGTGCGTGTCGGCAGCACTAGAACTTGACATGGTATTGATCAAGTTGCTAGACAAATATGCCTCGTTGTAAATGCCTGTTGGCAGTGTCATGATGGTTGACTTGGTGGTCTGAATTTGCTCAGACCTGCCAAATTTCAATAAGTTCTTGTCCTTTGAGTCAAGACTTACATCAACACCATAGTCTTCTTTGATTACTCGAATGGCGTGATTTATCCAAGGGTCACCATCTAATCCCTGTTCTGGTATGTAGGTCATTTTATTTGATTTAGATTATCCACCATTCTGTGCCGTCACAGGTCAAAGTTAATGATGTGTATTGGACTGATAATATTGCAGAGGCGGAACCCTCAATCAGGTCACCACTAAGGGACTTCAAGGTTAAGGTATTGGCGCTGGCGTCTACCTTTTTGCATCGGATTATGAAGCCTGCTGAATCTGCAGCCGTTGGAAGGATGACCGATAAAGGATTTGCCGTACAGTCCGCAATAACTGTCTCGTGATTTCCAATTAGATGATCGATGGCAATGGGTGTGGTTTTTTGACCACCACTCGTTCTTTCGGTCAGGTTCACATACTGAACCTTGTACGTGATATTGTTTTCATCATTGAAAATCAACCATCCTTGGTCATTAATATCCGAGTTAGGGATTTCGTCCAGGTTACTCAGTTTTTCTGTTGGCATGATATTATCCTCTTACGATTAATTCTCCGGGGTCTGTAAATCCTCCGCCTCCATCGCCTCCGTCTTGTATGACACCAACACTATCGTCACCGCAACCGGAAACTTTGCTGTTGCATTGGCGTTTGTAAATGTCGGAAACTTTCGGCCCAACTCGAACTGTGCGTTCACCATAGTCAAAATCATCTATCCAGGCAATGGATGACGGCTCTTCGTCAACGACCTCCATTTCGATTCCATCGATGTAAACATGGTCGTATCCTTTCAGATGACCGATGTAATCATGGACGTACATAGATGCGCCAAATGATAGTTCTTTGAATCCGTCTCCTTCGTAATAGTAACTATTCTTATATCCAGATGCTCGTTTGTAGGACTGCGATACTGACTCCTGACCCCCTTGTCCATATCTGGCCTTGAGCCGAATTCTGGTTGTGAATTCAGGATTTCCGGTACCGTTTATTTGAGCACCATAACCAGCAGACATATTATTCTGGTCACAACAGGCGGTTATGTACACAGTGCATCCGTGGTCTTCTTTTAGACTGAACAGATTGCTTCTGTGAGAGTATCCAGAAACTTTTCGGATGGTCAAGTCTGTTACATGAAATGAGGCAATTCCGGAGGTGTTAAGTCCGGCAAGTCTAATTCGAGGATTCGAACCGCTTGCGACCAGAGTCTCGCTGTATGTTCCGTCAACACTAACTATCGCAGACGGAGCATTTCCCAGAAATAGGTTGAACGAGTCGCCAGCGCCTAAGTATTGAATCTTGTATGCCACTTCATAAGATTCTCCCTCGCAAAAGTCGAAGTTGTGCCTTATTTCACTGTCAGAAAAAGCAATTGCACTAAAATGAGCAATGCCTCCCCCGATTACAAATGACTCGATATCACCTGCAGGGTAATACCATTGGTCCGTTGCGGTTTCAAAGTCTTGCCCAACAAATCCAACAGACCCGCAATCACATGGATCAAGGACAGCAAAGTAATAGCAGCCCTCTGGCAATGGCGCCCCACCAGCATCAGTCCAGTCATAAGTAAAGGTCAAGAATCCGTTTACAATTGTAAAGTTCGATGGATTTAAGGCCGGTGTCATTGTGTGAATTACGACATCGTCTGTATCGAGAACTGAAACCCGATAATCGGTGTTCACCGGTATGGCCCGTATCTCACCAACAGATCCAGCACTAGTTGAAATGCCCTTGATTTGAAACGCAGTCACTCCTGGGCCCACTGTTGTCGTGAATTGATGGTATCCGGTTGTTGCAATGGTTCCGCCATAGACTAAGCCACCTGAGCCTACAAACCAAACTCCAAATCCATCAGTCCCCGTAACCTCTGCGTATAGTCCTATCACCCATGTCACGCCATCTGCTGAATCAAGTGATTGCGTAATGGTGTCAGTACCGCCAGCAGCTTTTACGGCTCGGCCAGCGAGAGTGTCTATCGTCCAAAACGTACTATTTATCGTCCAATCATTCGTGGAATTGAAAGTGGCGTTCTTGATTGCATTTTCTTCTCCGCAAAGGGAAAGTCTCATTTGAAACTGTGTCTCGTCACCCCGCTGTACAAACTGTCTGTAGCCCCCGTCTCGAAGAGAGCAATGGGTTGGACTGTTGAATCTCACTGGATGAATATCGATTGTCTGTCCCATGGCTAGTCGTTTAAAATCTGAACTTCTGATTTTCCGGTAATGAAGTTATGTGTTACCGAATCATTCCATCCTGTTCGATCAATTCTTTCATTCCTAATGCGTAATCGCTTGGTCGTGTCCGAAAGGTATGATTTCATGTCACTCCAAGGAATTGGGTATTCCGCAGTGCTGGTTCTGATTATTCTTCGGTCGGATCCGCTCGTTGGTATTCCGTCACGCACAATCACCCTGCTTTCTCGGCATTCAATGTATTGATCTCCGGCGCCAGGTAAATTGAATTGAATAATCGCCTGTTCGATACCGGGATCAAAGTCTTGCCAAAATTCAATAGACCAAATTAGATAATCACCAGCCTCCATTGTTATCCAATCGAACTCTCGATCAATGAAGAATAAATTGGACCCTCCGGTAAAAAAGTTGAATTGAAGTAAGCTATTATGAGTTGCAACGAGCGTACCTGCTTGATTGAATTGCTCCAAGACAAAATAACCCGTTACGGTCACCAAGCTACTACTGGACATTGAATCGTATGAGATACTAACACCTGCCCATAATTTATAAACGCCCTCATCTACCGGTCTGAATTCATTAACTGGATCTAGAGAGTACACGCCATCTGGGTCATAGACAATAGCGTCCTGTGGTGGCAAGTAGTTAAGTTGTGTGGGAAATTGCTGTGGTAAAAAAACAGGGGAAAAGGCGCTTCCAGTAGCTTTGAATAAATGGATATCGTAAATCAGACCAAACAAAAGTATCGACCCAAACAGGTAATCTTGATATCGAGCGATTACCTCCTTGTTCGTGTAATACTCATTGTACCACCAGTTGCCAGTACCTAATAAATCAACCTGAACGGCCTCTCGAAACGGTGATGGATTGTAGTCCCATCTGATAATGAAGTTGGCATTGTCGTACGACTCGTTCCCATACAATAGTACGTCCTCAATAGTAGAGGTGTCAACAATAAATTTATCGCCAATGGTCAGGTCAAGTGCCAAGTCTTTATTGCATTCTCCAGTAAAGGCAAAGTCCTCCTGTTCGAATCCAAAATATATCAGATTGTTTTCAGCCGAGCATCGCGTGTTTCCTCCGTCACATTCCCATGGTCCGGTAATCTTTGAACCAACACTGATTCGGCCAAAGAGTAACTCGGCCACGAAATCTAGCTCAGTTTCATGGACATCATCCAAATCAAGAATGACGTCAGCACCCCTGAAATATGCCAGTTCCTCAATCACAAGAACAGGCTTGTTGTTCGAGTCCCGCTTATATCCCATTCCGAGGTTGTGAAGTCTTCGAAAGGTATTGTACAATTCCGTAAATGTGTAACTCGGTGGCTGACCAACAGAGTTGAGGAAGTTGTCGCCATTCCGAAGGTCATATCCAGATAAAACGGAAGACTTTGCACCTTCGCCTGAACCAAAGTAATCGCTCTGAAATCCGACTTTTTGGTCAGTCATCCATGCGATGGCGTACTTAAAGCAGCTATGTATTGAGAACGTTTCCCGTGGGAATGAATACAGGCCATTGACTGGATTAAATAGGGTGATTAATGAATGTGTAGCAGCCGTGATGGTTTCACCGTTTTTGGTGGTTTCACTTATCAAATTAATGGGCAGGTTCTTATTATTCTGAACCCGTGCCGAATACCCATCGTCCTGGATAGTTACGCTTGCCTCACATCTCAGTTCATTGAATGTAACGTCTCCAATGAATATCACCCCGTTTATGATGTCGTTCCATTCGTCAGCACATTGCATTTCAATACGGACATCAATTAACGCACAGGAAGCATTTATTCTTGAATACAGAAACTCGAAGGCGTCTTTTATGAATGTGAATGTTTCATTATACTCAATGGTTATCAACTGATTCACATGATCAGTAGATACGGTAACGCCAAGTTCCTTCCATTCAATTGGAACATGAACCGGAACACCATCAAAGTAAACTCTTACCATCCTGATCTACTGTTTTGTTTGTGTCTCAATTGTTGGGCGATTGAGTTCAATCCATACATATTTGACTCTCTAAGCCGATCAATGTTTCTGGCTGAGTTTCGATCAGAACCGTTCATGGCCTTAGCCATTGAATCGCCCAATCGATCATAATCAAATTGAGTTCTTCCCGATTCACTTGCTGCGTCCTTGGCGTTGTCTGACCATTTCATCTTGGGGCCAAAGAATCCAGTGTGCAGTTCTGGAAGGTCATACATCGCTCGTATTCTTTGACCTTCCGTTCCGTAAGGATCGTTCGATAGTATTTGACTATCTCGATTCGTTATGATTGCATCTCCCGACCTATTGTATCGTAATTCTGGGCCTTCCTCACCTACCCATGCAAATCCTTCAGGTGCGGCTTTTGTTCCTTTTGCGAAGCCAGGTATCGGTTGGGATGAGATGGCAGCTCTCTCTGCCGCTCCAAGAACACCGACCAATGCGGCCAGAACGTAATTTGGTAACGCCTCGACAACTGCAGCTGCCGTATTAATAACGGACGAGAATAGTGCTGCCTGCTTGTCATTCTCTGCCTGCTTTCTCATTAATGCCTTGCGCTGGAAGTCATACTTCTCTCTCGATATAGCATTGTTTGCCAACAAATCATCGAGCGCGTCTTGCTCCTGCTGAAGGGCGTTATTTGATATCTTACTGATTGACTGGAACAAGCTATTGAAGGCGCCTGCAATTGTGCCAACCGCGTCTTCCCATCCGTCCGAGAAAGTCCCGATAGTGTCTTCGTTCGATGTCTTGACATCGGCATTGACTTTGGTTACCGTGTTTCCGAAATTGTCAATCTTACCATTCAGGCGATCAATTTCTTCACCTGCCAATCGATACTCTTCCGAGAATTCCTGCGCTCCTGACTTTATCTCTTCCTGCGCGGCAATCAATTTATCGAGCCCGTCCAGCGAACTTTCTTCGGATAACGAGGTCACATCACCAAGCCCAACAGTGGATATTGGTTCAGGAGCAAATGAGCCAGCCTCACCACGAAGTAGGGCCAGTTGCAAGTCTTCCAGAACCTTCTTCAATTGTAGGGTCTTGGCCTCAATCTTGGCCGCTATCTGGTAGAATATAGCACCGCCTACCTCCGCTCCTTCAAACGCTTCTTTCAGATCTTTTAGTTCGACTTGCATTGACGTAATAGAAATCACGCTCATCTCCAATTCCTTACGACCAAGTCTCTCGGCTTCGTACGCCTTCTGTGTTTCATCAGTTAGGAGTTTAGTGGCTCGAACAGCATCTAAACTAAGGTCAGTCGACTCCTCCCTTGTTTGGTTTATAGCAATCATTAACTCTTTGCCTTTTCGAGTCAACTTATTATAGGCTTGAAGAGTTTCAAACTCTCCGTCCGATATTAGCCCTTGAGTAAATTGAAACTGCTGTGCAATAAAAGTCATTTCAGCAATTCCATCAGTCACTTTGCTCACCCATCCATTCACTCTTTCTAGTGGCTTCAGTAGGTTTTCAAGAACAAAACCAAAAGCCTTTGCTGCGGTAACCGCCCCATCAGATTGATCCCCAGAAAGCCTTTCAGATAACGATTCAATGCTTTTCGATGTCTCACCGATTTTGCTGTTGAAGTCCGTCAAGACCGTTACGGTTGTGTCACCCAATATCTTCTTGAAGTTTTCCCATTGGGCACTCATTCTGGCAATCTTGTCAGAAGTTGTGTCGACCGACTCTCCCATTTTTGCCAGTTCCTCCCTAGCAATCTCGCTGACTGCTTTCGTGACGTCCGCAATACTCTGGGATTCGAGTGCCACGCCATTGAACCGCTCCTTCAGTCGTATGGCACTTATACCAAGGTTGTCAAGGATCAATGGGCTTTTTCTTCCAATACCTGTCGTGATGGACTCAACCAGATAGTCGACCGATTCACCTGTTTCATTCGCTCTTCTTTTTGCAAACTCAAATAGTGTCGCAAGTTTCTCCAGCGGGATCTGGAAGTTGTCAGCCCTCACCGCATTCTTCATGATGTTCAGGTCACTAACCGTTCCACGAACAGCAGTTCTGAGTCCAGCAAGGAGAGCTGGTGACCCAACCCGCCTGAACGCGCGTTCAATTCCTTCCGCTGCTGCGGAAAGTCTAATCGACTCTTTCACAAAGTCTTTGATCTGAGAAAGTCCGAATGCAAGTCCGAATGCTGTTGCAAGTTTCTTGGCCCCACTCAATAACGAGTCGGCCTCTTTCTTAACGTTGGCCATTCCCTTACCGGCCTTCTTGATCTCGGTCGTGGTCTTCTTCGTTTCCTTAGTAAGATCCTCGACAGACTCCTCGGCCTTCTTGGTTTCGGTCGCCAGCTTCTTGGTCTTCTTGGTCTGCTCGTCTAATTCCTTAGTCCGCTTGGCGAACTCCTCGTTAGACTTCTCAAAAAGCTTGATCTGGTCTTCCGTTAGTCCACCGATTGATTTTAATAGATCAATTGCGGGCTTAAGACCCGATGGGTCTCCTACGAACTCCAGGATTATTCTCTCGGCCACGTGACATAGATTTACGTTTACTAGGGGGTCTTACTACCATTTCGTTCATCTCGAAGAAGTAGTCATAAATTGTCCAATCCTTTAGCAAATGTAATTGTCTTTCGTCACCTTCACAAAGAAGGTCTACGGTTTGACGGTGACTTTGGACTCTGGCCTCTCCGAAAATCCGGTGGAGAGGTTTCGTAAGTGATGGTGATTTACCTTCTGAATCGTTTGAGAATAGGTCTGGAAATTCCCCACGAATCCTTCTAAGAAGGGCATTAATTCCTTTATTGGTTTCCGCAAAAAAAAAGCCTGAACATCATCGTTCTCCTTCCATTTCTTGATTTTCTCTTTTCCATACCCCAGCTCATAAGATTCTGGATTTTCGGACGCATCGAAGAACACGATGGACGCCAACTTGTAGGCATGTTCTGGCACCACGACCCAATCGAGTCTTTGCTTCAGTTGCTCATTGGCCGCGTTTAGCTTCTGTAACTCTTCCAACGTGAACTTTGGGCCATTAACGAGGTCCTTCATGAATGCATAATGGTGCATCAGGTAGGATTTGTCGCAGCGCATCTCCAATTCTTCATAAGCACTGATTGCTTCCATTCCCCGCTTCCATGGGATATTGAAAATATCATGCATCTGATAGTACTTGACACCACCAGAGGTAAACGCGTACTTGATGATGTGCTCGGTTTGCGGAAAGGCATACTTGGCAGGCGTGACCTTAGCCTGAGTATTACGCATCCAATTGATAAATCTGGTCTTTAGGTTCATTGTAGGAAGTGCTGGAAAGGTAAATTTACCTGTCGACCCTCAAGCACTGTCTGTCCCGACACCTGATACTTGAAGGTGCTGTTTCTGGTGTTGAGCAAAACCTTAATGACCGGATTGCTTTGGACGAGGGTGTAATGAGTAATCCCCGACCCGTTGCAGCTTCCGCATTTGGTCTTGACATACCGTTTTCGGACGAGTAAGTCAGTGAATATCGACATCTATTGATTTTCGGCAACCATATCGACAAGCGTCAGGAGTAAAGACCAACAGGTATTTAAACCCCCGACAACCAATATGGTCATCAGCAAATCTAACGAAAAAGGTTTTTGATGTATAAACCAGAAAGCAATTGTCCAGAAACTACACATACATGTCGCACACAAGAACATTGGTTTTTGAATGACTTCCGGTAGTTTGCCCAGATACTTCATAGACCAGAAAAGTATCATGCCGTCCCAAGTTATTGATACATGAATGGCAAGACAAGCCATTGAAACACATAGTGCGAACTCAATCACGAAATCAAACCAATGTATGAACCGTCCTCCTGACGAACAGTAATCGATGAAGTACAATCAGCATTTACATCAGACTTGGCCTCCTCGGCCTCCCCCGGCGTTTCATAGAACTGCATGAACGATCGAGCGAATATTCCCGACCCGTCCTGCGTTTCAAGAAGCGTTCCGTCTGTTTTCCAATACTCTAATTTGTATTTCATGATTGTCGTGATGTGTAAACGCCTGTCAATGGCTTGTTTCCGTTTCCGTTTATGATGTATGGGTAAAGGTCTGGATAATTGATCACGGCAGTTGTGTACAGTACAGCCCCGTCAGAGGTCACTATGAAAATGTAATCTCCTGCCCCTGCCTGTGGTACAGCTTCGATTTTGATTACAACACCAACAAACAAGGAAGGGTTAAGAATTGACCCCATATTCACCCCGTTCTCGTACATATTCATGCTAGTGACACTGTAAACAGTCCCAGTGAATCCTGCGTATCCGCCAAGATTGACGGAATCACTAAAACCCACGCTATTTCCTGTCCCGTTAGTCCATATCATAATGGATGTGTTCTCATATTCAATCGCTGCCCATTCGTCTATTGGTACAGGAATAGAAGAACCCCAATCATTGGTGGTTGGAAAGTTTCCTTCAAACATTCTCGGATTAACAAACAGACCCCAGAAGGGGCCGAAATTCAATCCTGTGACCCAGAAATCTCGGCCTCCAGCAACTACTAACTCCTTGAATCCCCAAACATCGCTTGATCCATCTGATGCAAGAATTAGAATTTTAATGTTACCGCCCTCATTCACTGTCCAGTTGAATACTGGTGTGGCCTGTTCAGCTATCAAGAACAAGCCGTTATTACTGGCTACGTAAAACCCGTAATATGTTGGAATGAATCCGACAGAAGGAAAAGCAGTAATTACCACAACTTCATTAAATCTAGGGGCGCTGTCCGATACACCTACCCCAACAGACGGACAAACAACAGGTGTGCAAATCATTGGAACCTGCGCGTCCTTCGTGACCGGACTCCCGTCCGTATCCGTATGGGTAATCTGAGGCAATAGAACCGGACTGTCTGCCGAGGTAAAAGTCTGGTCATACGTAGGTGTCGTTACGTCATTGATGACCCGAACGGCCCTGCACGTATGTTCCCCACCTTCTGGCAAAGGAATGATATCGATGCCGTCTGTTACGGTCGCAAATGGTTCTGGAACTTCGCCTGACACGGTTGAGGTCTCGGCAAACACCAAGTTCAGGCACTCGTATTCTACATCGCAAACAGTAAACACCTGGTCCGTCTCGCAGTTTCCGTTCAGAAACATCAATTTGAATGCACCAGAGTACTGAGTAAATAGGCCGTCAGGAAAGTCAGAAGCATCAAGAACAACACTTCCTCCAAGATCTGTCGTGATGTACAGAACGTAACGTTTACCGAACTTATCAATCAGAACTAGCTGATATTCGGTTGACGGTGTGAGATTTGTTGGTAGTGTCCAGGTACTGGCACACTCATCCAGAATCAGTTGTTTACATTCTTCGCAGGCCATAGTCCAAAATTAATGTTTCTACTTTTACTGACTAACCAGAAGATCATGAGTAACAAATACAACGACCTCGACATCTATAATTCGATTGTCTCATACCTAAAAGAAAGACTTATTAAGGGCGAGTCTGTTGTGGAATGGAATGCTCCAGACACTGACTTTCAGGCCATTTGCAAAGAGCATGGAGTCAAGTATTCGACAACCGACAAATCTGGCACCATGAAGCGAGGTTTGGCAAAGAAGTTCTTGATTTGCATGAGCGGAACACCTTTCGATGATATTCCTTCTGGGACAAGAATGGTGGTTATCACGTCTGGATATTCTGGAATCAGAGCATACGACAACTTGTGTCAGGACGTCAATCACCTATACCAAGAAGGTGCGGTCACCATTCAGCACCTGGACCTGTTCGTTACCTACGGAGTTCGAGTGTGAAGGTCATTGTCGTAGCAGGATACTTCAGAACCGGAAGTACTTGGTTGTTCAATCTCATAAAACATTCACTTTTAAGTGAAGGCTACACGGTCAGTCAGGCTGGAAATCATGAAATACCGCCACCGATAACGGACTTCCATATCATCAAGACCCATACATGGAGCCAAGACCTGTTTTGGAAATCAGACTACGTTTTCACATCGCACAGGGATTTAAATGAAATAAAGGCCAGTTACATTCGATTCACTGGAGTCGCCCTTGAAGGGCCAGAGGCCGAACAGTCATGGGCTGACTATCTACAATGGAATTCGTTCTCTAATTATGCAATGCCGTTCGGCATCATGGTTCAATGTCCATCAATTGTAGCCAATGCAGTAATTTATGCGTTGGGCCTGAAGTGTGACCCTAACGAAGTTCTGAAGATTGTTTCCGAAATTAAGCCACCGAGCAAAGGTTACGACCCCGACTCGTTCTACTATTCAAACCATATAACCAAAAAACCATGAATCTCGTACACATCACACTATTGCCTATGTTCCTAGGAGGAGGAGAACGCTTGGGTCACAATTGGGTAAACCATTCAAAGCACCAAAGCCTACATTATAGCGGGGCTGGCGGAATGAAGTACACGGACGATGATCGGTTCCTGACGTTCAACCAAGAACAAGACCTTGAACAAATCATCGACAAGCATTCAGAGGACGTGATTGTCACGCATGATGCTGAAATCATTTACAATCCTGTTCTTCAGAAGGTCAAGAGATTGATTTGGTTCGTGCACGGAGCCTTTACATTCGGACTCGATATCAGTGCCTGCGTAAAGCCAAAGTTCGTGTTCAGCAATTACCTTCCTGAGAAGACTCATCCCAGCTGGAAAGGTGTCGCGATATTTCCCGTTCGGCTTGGCGTTGATCTGGAACATTACCGTGCACCAGAAACAGTTGTCCAGCAAGGCAATCGAATTCAGGTAGGAATCGTTGGTCGACTCAGTGATGAGAAACTGCCTATTCAATGGTTTTCCTTCGCTCAGAAGTTCCGGCAACGATCGTTTTCCAAACAGTTTGAGTTTAAAGTCTACGGGGCCGGAATGCCTGATACGCCAGTCCATGACATGATTATGCGTGAGATTGGAAGGAATCCGTTAATCACGTACATGGGGGCCATCGACAAAGACAAGGTTCACGAGGTTTACCAAGGGCTTGATATGCTTATGGTACCGAGCATGACAGAAACTGGATCGTACGCGATTGTTGAATCTCAATGTACGGGTGTTCCGGTAGTGGCTTTGTCCAAGGACGGGATCCCTGATCACCTCACGAACTTCAGCTACGGAGTACCGGGATATCACCAGATGTTCTTGTTACTGGCAAATCTGCGACATCGGTTATCTATTGAGGCCAGACATGAAAATTCTAAATCGGCCAAGGCCCTGTTTGACGTTAGGCGCTGGGCTTGGCAGCTTGACTGTCTGGTTGAGTCTTTGAGAAGGATTTGAACTGTCAAGGATTACTTGACCGTTAGTAGTTGATTACACTAATTCAGATCAACTATTTCCAAAAAGGAAACGGTTCGTTATTTACAGTCTTACCGACAACGGAGGATATTAATCACGCTCTGAAATGCGAGATTTCATATCCGGTCGTTGTAGTGAATTGTGCTAATGACTGAATCGTTTACCGCACTTGCAAACTATTTGCCTATCTCTAATAAAAGTTAAGTCTTTGAACTTATGACCGCACAACTTACCCTTCGGCACTACAACAGGGGCTATATTTAGTTTTTTAACTATCGCTTCAGTCAACCCATTCACAACTGCGTCATATCCGTAGCGTGTACTAAAAGGGTTTGTAATTTTCCCAGTTTTTGGGTTTCTAACTAAAATGGGTATGTTGCCCTGTACCAGTTCAAATACTTCTTCTTTTGTCATAACTCAATTGTGTTTATCCGTTAAAAAATTAATCATAGCCAAAACTCGTTGTCTACATCATCACGCGTGCAGTTTCTCATTGTAAACCCTCCATCCTCTATCGGTCTTGATATAATCAACCGACTGACCGAATACCTGACGGATTACAATCGTTCCTATCGGATGACGGTTTCTGGTCTTGGCCGGTCGATATTGCTTCTTGGTCCGAATAATACCATGCATGCCTCTCGCCCCTTTTATCTGCGCCATTGTCTTTCCCATCTTGGCAGCAATTTCTTTGTCCGTGTGCTGATCAACGTTGTCACGGATGAAGTTCAGTTCCTTTGGCTTCCATCTGGCATGTTTGGCCCTGATCTCAAGGTTGTCGATTTCGCAGTTTAGTAGGCTGTGGTCCAGGTGATGGACGTAGTACCCGTCTGGAATATCACCGTTTTCTATCTGCCAATTGAAGTGATCGAGCCGCTTAAGGCCCTTCTTGGTTACGATGTACGGACGAACTTCGCCCCGAACTTTTAGGGTACTAATTGAGAATAGGTCTGCCATTACTTGGTTTTTTGGGTTTCATTTAACTTTTTGACGGCCTGTGCCATCTTTTGATTTACGTCCGCCATTGTTGTGGCGAGGAGGCCGAACTTCTTGTGAAGAAGGTCTATTCCCAGCTTCAGGTGAGTGAGTTCTTTTCGTGTCAATTTTCTGTCCATCCTAGATTTTTGCTCATTTGTTTCCAGAGGGTTCTGTATGCGAGTTCCGCAGCATCTGGTACCACGGCATTTCCGTATAATCGAAGAAGGTCTTCTCGATAGTTGTACCCATTAACTGAGCTACCCAGCTTGGGTTCAATTGCACGCGGGTGTTCCCATCGGTGTTGGGGCCATCCTGGACGGGCGACCGAAGTTCCTCGACCAAAGCGCATAGATATTCCTTCTCCATCATGTGGTCGTGTGACTTGCTTCCCCTCGGCCCCGACCCTTTGTACTCGCTCGATCTCGGTGTCGGCCATTGCTTCATCACCGCTTGCGGAAGGGTCACGGAATGCATGCTCCCCTCTTTCTGCTGGGTGCTGTTTAGATTTGCCGTGTGAGTGTCGGACACTGTCGCTGTCGGCCAGTTCTTTTGATGCACCCGAGTATTCAGGGCCGTTCCCCCTTGGGGATAAGACTCCTCTCTCGGATGGACATCGTTGCAGGTAGGTGTAGTCCAATGCAAGAATGAAGACCCTGTTTCGCTTGTGGGGTATTCTGCGCTCAACGTATCTGGAAACGATTTCACTGCTTTCAAGAGCGAACTCTTCTCTTTGGCCTCGGACAACTTGCTCCGCTCCAAAGATTCCGACCTCAACTGCGTAACCCATATCTCGTAGGCTTGCAAGAACGTACTGGAAAGTTCCCGATAAGTGTCCGTCAACGTTCTCGAAGAATCCGCAAACAGGGTTTGTTGCTTTGATAATTCGTTCAAAATGCGGCCAAAGGAATCGAGGATCGTTCCAGAGTCTTCGTTTACCTGCATTGGACTCTCCTTGGCACGGATATCCGCCAGTGATGAGGTGTAGTTTTCCGTGAAACTGCTCTGCTGGGAAGGTTCGAGCATCGAGCCAAACAGGTGCGGGATCCAATAGACCCGATTCCATTTGTTTGACCATATTTTCAATGACAAAGGCTTCGATTTCCACAAAAGCAGAAATTCTGAGGTCTCGGCCAATTGCTTGTTCAATGCCTCTTTCGAGTCCATGCGACCCTGTGCAAATTGAGAGTGTAGAGCATGGTTGTTTGGTATTATCCACATCTTTCATTTCGTAAGGAGATGGTTTCGGTACTCCCCTGCTGTAGCGATTGTCATTGGAACAACCATAATACCGAGGCTTTCGCATAGCTTGACCTCGGCCATCATGCCGTTCGAAATGCAGTCACCGTAAAGCCGAATCTCGTCAACGAATCCAAGTTTAAGCAAATGGTTGTCGTTCCTGATTCCGCGTTCCCGTTCTTTGGGTACCGAGTCGTCCAGGCAGACACAATCAAGATAATACGGGCAGAATGGCAATGTGTTCGGCTCGGTCAGGTTGATGTGTCGTACAACGGTTTGTAGTTTCCGGAGGTTGCCCTCAACGTCCCCTCCAACGGGGTGTGCGATATACGCTACTTTCATAAGATTGATTTTTTGGTACGGCAAACATAAGAAATAACTCGTAAACTTTACAACAAATTAATGCCGTTCAATGGTTTAAAAGCAAAGGCACGTTGGAGTGCATTAATCACCCCTCAAATCCATGTTTACATTTTGAGCATTCAAGTATCCTAACAGTCTTATCCAATATGGTTAAGTATTCTTTTACACTTAATGAATTGTTACCACATTTCGGACACTTAATGAATTGTTTTTGTAATTCAGTTTTTTTGTCTCCCATAGTTCAGTCTTTGACGTCATACTCTGGCAGGTTCATAAGATCTCGAAGCATTTCAACGTTCCAGACGGCCATAGACTTGTCTCGATAATGGCCCTCGGCTTCCGTGCATTGCTCGATAAAAATGTGATTCGGGAAAGGCATATTGAAAGGCGGTCGCTGCAGGTTTATGGGTCGCCATTTGCCAACCTCGATATCGGTGTTACCGTCTGTCCTGTTCGGGAAGGTGGTAATTCCTACCCATTTGGCGCCAGACCTGACGATGTTCTGGATTGCTTCTAGTACCTGTTCGTTCGGCAGATGATTGAGGCAGTCTCGTACCATCAATAAGTCGCAGTCCGGGATCGGATCTTTGGTGATGTCAAGAACCCGAAACCCCAGATTCGTTGGCTTCGGATTAGCTGTTTCAATCAACCGAACGATATTATCGTTAATCAATTCGGGAACTATGTCGCAGCCAACGTATCGTTTAACGGCACTGACTAATAGAGTTTGCCAAGTCATATCCCCGCATGGACAATCGACAATTGATTGAATGTTTTCCTTTACGATAAACCAGCCCAAGTATTGAACGAGCGTCTCCGCCTGTTCTATTTCTGAGCCCGAACCGCTGGAACTCTCTTTGCTTTTCCA